ATGCCGCCAGGGGGCAACTGGAAGATCTGGCTCTATCTCGGCGGACGCGGCGCAGGAAAGACTCGCGCTGGCGCGCAATGGATCGCGGATGGCGTCCACCGTGGCACGATGCGACGCATCGCTCTCATCGGTGCCACGCACCACGACGCACGTGCGGTGATCATCGAAGGCGAGTCCGGCCTGCTGCGCGCCAGTGATGCCGCGCTCTACCAGCCATCGAACCAGCGTGTGTTGTGGCCGTGTGGCGCGGTGGGAACTGTGCTCAGCGCCGAAGAGCCCGACGGCATTCGCGGCCACCAGTTCGATGCGGTCTGGGGCGACGAGTTCTGCAAGTGGCAGGACCCGCAGGCCATGCTCGACATGACGGAGATGGCGCTGCGCATCGGAGAGGATCCGCGCATGCTGCTGACGACGACGCCGCGCAACATTCCGGCGCTGAAGACGCTGATGGCCCGCAGCGACGTCGTGAATACCCACAGCACGACACGCCACAACATCGCCAATCTCGCGCCGGGGTTCGTCGGGAGCCTCGAGGCGCGCTATGGCGGCACCCGGCTCGGCCGCCAGGAACTCGATGCGCAGATCATCGAGGACAACAGCGCCGCGAAGTGGCGCCGCGACTGGATCGAGAAGCATCGCGTGCGCGAGAAGCCGGAGCTCGTGCGCATCGTCGTGGCGGTCGATCCGTCGACCTCCGTCGGCGGAGACGAATGCGGCATTGTGGTCGCGGGACGGAGCAACGATTCGGAGGGGTATGTGATTGCCGACCGTTCGATCGGCGGCCTCACGCCCCTGCAATGGGCGACGCAGGTGAGCCAGGCCTATCTGGATTATGGCGCGGACAAGATCGTGGCCGAGTCGAACCAGGGCGGCGACATGGTGCGCGAGACGCTGCGGAACGCGAATTGCAACGCGCCGGTGAAGCTCGTGCGCGCCTATCGCGGCAAGGCGCTGCGCGCCGAGCCCTATGCGACGCTCTACGAGCAGGGCCGCATCCACCACGTCGGATGCTTCGCCGAGCTCGAGGACCAGATGTGCACCTTCGACGGCACGGGCGAGAGTCCCGACCGCATGGACGCCCTCGTCTACGCGCTCGCCGAACTGTTCCCGGCGCAGGAACCTGTGCCGCCGAAGATTCGCAGAACGTAGTCAATAACCAGCTGTCATGGCCCGCGAATGCCGCCTTCGCCGAAGTGCTACGGCGTGCCAAGTGAGGCTCACTTGCCGCGGCGGAGCATTAGCGGAGCCGGGCGGGCCACCCAGCCCGCATAACGGTTCCAAAGTTGTCATCCCGGCCGAGCGCAGCGAGTGCCGGGACCCAGCGAGCCGATTGCGCCCTGGGTCCCGGCACTCGCTGCTGACGCAGCGCTTGGCCGGGATGACAGTTTGAGAAGACGTACCTGGGTGGCCCGCATTCGCGGGCCATGACATTTTTTGAGAGAGACAAATCATGTTTCACAGCTGGTTCCGCCCCGCGAGAGAACGGGAAGGCGGCGCGCTCCTCCGCGCTCGCCATGCGACGCGCATGTCCCCCGACCGGGACACACGTCCACCCGAGAGGAAGTCGGTGAGCGCCCCCCTCATCGCCCTCGAACTCGCGGGGCGGGCCTCCTGGAGCACGCGCAACTACGCGACGCTCGCGCGCGAAGGCGTGATGCAGAACGCCATCGCCTATCGCTGCGTGCGCATGATCGCCGAAGCTGCGGCCTCGGTGCCGCTGCTGCTCTATGACGGCGCGCGCGAGGTGGAGAGCCACCCGCTGCTTTCGCTGCTTGCGAGCCCGAACCCGCAGGAAGATGGCTGCGCGCTGTTCGAGCGCTGGTATGCGTTCCTGCAATGCGCCGGCAATGCCTATCTCGAGGCGTTGATGCTCGACGGCCAGGTGCGTGCGCTCTACGTGCTGCGCCCCGATCGCGTGCGCGCGGTCCAGGGCCCGCGCGGCTGGCCCGCGGCCTACACCTACACGGTCGACGGGCACACGACGACGATTTCGCCGGTCGCCGGCTTCCTGCCGGTCCTGCATGCCACGCTTTTCCATCCGCTGGACGATACGTACGGCTTCTCGCCGATCGAAGCGGCGTCCCGCGCCATCGACATCCACAATGCCGGTGGCGCGTGGACGAAATCCCTGCTCGACAATGCCGCGCGTCCGTCCGGCGCGCTCGTGTATCGCGGCGTCGACGGTGCGGGCGCGCTGACGCAGGAACAGTTCGAGCGCCTGAAGCGCGAGCTCGAGGACGCCTACCAGGGCGCGGGCAATGCCGGCCGGCCGATGGTGCTGGAGGGCGGACTCGACTGGAAGGCGATGAGCCACGCGCCCGCCGATCTCGATTTCGCCGCAAGCCGCGACTCGGCCGCGCGCGAGATCGCGCTTGCGTTCGGCGTTCCGCCGATGCTCCTCGGCATTCCCGGCGACAACACCTATGCGAACTATCGCGAGGCCAATCTGGGCTTCTGGCGCCAGACCGTGCTGCCGCTTGTCGGCCGCACGGCATCGCAGCTCACGCGCTGGCTCGCGCCGCGCTTCGGCGGGAACCTGCGCCTCGGATACGACGCGGATTCGATCGCAGCGCTGGCCATCGACCGCGAAAGCACCTGGGACAAGCTCAACGCCGCGACATTCCTCACCATGAACGAGAAACGCGCCGCCGCCGGCTACTCGCCCGTCGCTGGCGGGGATGTGGTTTCCGCGGTGGGCTTGGGCTATTGAAGGAGCGGGAAGGGGCCATTCATGAAGAAAATCTGTTCCGTTGCGCTCATCGGCGCCGCGCTCGCGTTCGGCTCTGGCGCGCGCGCGGCGGCAGGCTGTCATCTCGGGCGGGTCGCAACGCTCACCCTGACGCCCAGGCCCAACGGCCACTACACGATTCCGGTCTCGGTCAACGGCGTGGAGCGGCCCTTTGTGCTGTACCTCAACAGCCCCTTCTCCCTGGTCTCGGCTCGCCTCTCGGACGCGCAGGGACTGAAGCCATCGCGGCTTTCGCGGGGCGCATACGTGAGCAACGTCAATCTCGAAGGCGGCGAGAGCGTGAAGAGCCAGGTCAAGATCGACGATTTCCAGGTCGGCCCCGTGCATATCCGCAACCTCTATCCCTTCAGGTACGAACAGCCGCTGGGCGGGGATGACGAGATCGGCGGCGCCATATCGCTCGACGTGCTCGACAGTTTCGACGTCGAGCTGAATTTCGCGGAGAAGAAGCTCAGCCTGTTCTCGCAGGACCACTGCGAGGGCAAGGTGGTCTACTGGGCGCCGGACTATGCCGCAGTGCCGTTCAAGCGCGACGAGATGGGGCACCTCACCTTCAGCATGACCCTGGACGGTAAGGACGCCGTCGGTGTCCTCGACGTGATGGATGGTCCGGGCTGGATGAAGATGGAGACGGCCGGCAGGCTGTTCGATCTCCGGGAGGATTCGCCAAACATGTCGCCGGCGCCGGATGGCGGACCGGACGTCTTCCGCTATCCGTTCAGATTGCTCTCGGTCGGAGGCATCATGGTCAGCAATCCGGCGATCACGATCCACAAGGGCGGGGACGGCGGGAAGACGCCGAGCACCTGCGACAGGCCACACAGGCCGGTCGACGACTACCACTTCTTCCAGTGTTTCGGCGGCGTCGATCTCGAGATGCGCGGATCCGTGCTCTCCAAGCTCCATCTCTACTTCGCGTTCGCGGAGAAGATGCTCTACGTCACGCCGGCAGATATGCAGCTGGGGAAAGCGCCATGACCGCCACCGCTCGTGTTCAGCCCATGTCGGGCAGACGCCTCCCGGCCGCCGTTCTGGCTCTGGCCGCCATGCTCTGCCCGGCCGCGCAGGCGGCAGATCATCCTTCAGCCGGCGCGGCGCCGGAGTGTCCGCTCACCGTGATGGCGACGCTGCCGCTCACCGCGCTGAGCAACGGCCAGCCATCCGTGAAGGCCATGATCGGCGGAAAGGAGGAGGTTCTCACGCTCGGACTGAGCGATCCCTACTCCTATCTTTATGCGTCCTACATCAAGACCCGGGGATTTCCGGTCAAGGACATGCCGAAGGGCGCCGTCATCCGGATGAGCAGCAAGCAGTCGAGCACCGTGGCCGTCGTGCCGGAGTTCACGATCGGCACCGCGTCCGGCAGGAACCTGCAATTCGCCCAGTTTGACGATCCTGCGAAGAGCAGCGGTGATGTCGGCGAACTGGCGCTCGACATCCTCTCGCATTTCGACCTGGATTTCGATCTCGCGAAGAACACGCTGAACCTCATTTCGCAGGACCATTGCGCCGGCAAGGTGGTCTACTGGGCGGATACCTATGCGCCGGTCCCGTTCATCACCGATGCAACCGGCCATCCGTCGTTCCGGATGCTGCTGGACGGCAAGGCCGTGACGGTGGCGTTCGCGATCATGCCGAGACCTGCCTTCATGGCTATGGCAACGGTGAAACGGCTCTGGGGCATGGATGCGACCGCGGCGGGCATGACACCCACAGCCAGCGATGCGAACGGCGCTCCCGTGAAGTACCGCTATCCGTTCAAGACTCTCACGATCGACGGCGTGGCGATCGCGAACCCGCAGATCGATCTCCTGGCGAACGGCACGGATTGCCACCCCAGACCGGATCCGTCGCCCCATGTCATGCCGATCGGCCGCCAACCGGCATCGTGCTACGGCGCGTCCGACCTCGAGCTGGGCCTGAACGAGATGCGCCAGCTCCACCTCTACTTCGCCTTCAAGGAAAAGATGCTCTACGTCACGGCCGCCAGCGCGGACAACGGGAAGACTCCATCTTCCGCCAGCGCCGCGCCGGCGTCGTTGGAGAAACCAAAATGACCATCGCCGAACATCTCCAGCCCGTGCTGGACAAGCGCCTCCCGGCCGCCCTTGTGGCGGCCTTTTTGTTGCAGACGGCGGGTGCGCTGTTCTGGGCGGGGCAGGCGGCCGAGCGCATCACCGTGCTCGAACGCACCGTCGCCAACGACCAGGGCGCGATCGAGCGCGTCGCCGTGCTCCAGCAGGAGATCGCAGAGATGGACAAGCAGCTCGACCGAATCGAAGCGAAGCTGGACAGGACGCAGCGGACCTACCGGACGCATTAGTCACACCTCACCGGAGAAAAGAATCTCACGCGGAGTCGCGGAGAACGCGGAGAAGCAGACAACTCCGCGCCTCCGCGGCTCCGCGTGACCCTTTTGGATCTTACGACATGACCACACCGACCATCACCTATGCGCGGCGGCGCTTGGCGCGTGCCGACGCGCCTGCGCTCTTCACCGATCTCGGCAACGACACGTTCGAGGGCTATGCCTCGCTCTTCGGCGTGCCCGACGGCGCGGGCGACGTCGTGGCGCCCGGCGCGTTTGCCGCGACCCTGCGCGCGCGGCCCGCGGCCGAGGTGCGCATGCTCTACCAGCACCTGCCGAACGAGCCGCTCGGCGTGTGGGAGACGATCCGCGAGGACGCGAAGGGCCTCTACGTGCGCGGCCGTCTCGTGCTCGACGTGCAGCGCGCCCGCGAGGTGCGTTCGCTGATCGCCGAAGGCGCGATCAACGGGCTTTCGATCGGCTTCCGCACGGTGCGCGCGACGCGGACGAAGACCGGCCTGCGCGTGCTTGCCGAAATCGACCTCTGGGAAATCTCGGTCGTGACGTTCCCGCTGCTCGCCGGCAGCGCCGTGACCGCGATCGGGGAGAGGGAGAATGTAGCGAAGTGTATCGAGAACGCCGCACGCGCTCTCAAACACCAATTGTCATTCGCGGCGAGCAGCGCGCAGCGCTGCGAGGGAGGGGAATCCAACTTTCCGCGAGCAGTTGGATTCCGTTCCCCTCGCTCCCCCGGACCAGGTCCGGAGTCGCTCGGCCGGGAATGACAACCATTTTCAAAGGAGAAGAAAGAATGGAACTGGAAACGAAGACCATCGAGAGTAACAACCGCGAGATCAGCCAGGCGTTCAACGAATTCCTGCGCGAGTTCGACGCCTTCAAGCAGGCGAATGACGAGCGCCTGGCGCAGATGGAAAAGCGCTCCGCCGATGTCGTGACCGAAGAGAAGGTCGACCGCATCAACCGGGCGCTCGAAGACCAGAAGCGTGCGCTCGATGCGCTCAGCCTCGAAGCCGCGCGGCCGATGATCGGCGGATTGCATGAATCCGGGCGCAGGGCCGCGCCGCACCAGGTGCGCGAGCGCAAGGCCGCGTTCGACCGCTATGTGCGCAAGGGCGATGCCGGCGGGCTCGACGCGCTCGAGCTGAAGGCGCTGTCGGTGGGTTCGAACCCCGACGGCGGCTACACGGTGCCGCTCGAGATCGAGACCACGATCGACCGCGTGCTGGCGAAGGCCTCGCCGGTCCGCGCGATCGCGACGGTGCGCCAGATCGGCGCCAACGTGTACCGCAAGCCGATCGCCATCGCCGAGGCCGCGAGCGGCTGGGTCGGCGAAACGGGCCCGGTCACGCAGACGAACACGCCGACGCTGGCGGCGCTCGATTTTCCCGCGATGGAGCTCTACGCGATGCCGGCGGCGACGCAGACGCTGCTCGACGACAGCCAGGTCGACATCGAGCAGTGGCTGGCCGACGAGGTGCAGATCGTCTTCGCCGAGCAGGAAGGGGCCGCCTTCGTGAACGGCGATGGCGCGAGCAAGCCGACCGGCTTCCTGCATTATACCGCGGTGGCCGATGCGTCGTGGAGCTGGGGCAATCTCGGCTACATCGCGAGCGGCGCCGACGGCGCGTTCGCGTCGTCCAGCCCGGCCGATGCGCTGATCACGCTCGCCTATGCGCCGAAGCAGGGCTATCGCGCCAACGGCCGCTGGGTCATGAACCGCAAGACCGAAAGCACGGTGCGCAGGTTCAAGGACACGACCGGCAACTACATCTGGCAGCCCGGTGTCGCCGCAGGGCAGCCGGCGACCCTGTTCGGCTATCCGGTGACGGAGGTCGAGGACATGCCCGACATCGCGTCGAACTCCTATTCGATCGCGTTCGGCGATTTCGCGCGCGGCTATCTCGTGGTCGACCGTGTCGGCATCCGCGTTCTGCGCGATCCCTACAGCGCCAAGCCCTATGTTCTGTTCTACACGACCAAGCGCGTCGGCGGCGGGGTGCAGAACTTCGAGGCCATCAAGCTGATGAAGTTCAGCGCTTCCTAGCCCCGATTGTCATCCCCGGCGAGCATCGGCTGCAGCGCAGCCGATGTGAGGGAAGGGGATCCAGCTTCTTCGACCACCGATCAGGTGTTTCCGAAGTTGGATTCCCTTCCCCTCGCTTCGCTCGGCCGGGAATGACAGTCTTCATTCTGAGAGAACATGATGTCCCTCGAACTCGTCACCCCGCCGGCCGTCGAGCCCGTCACGCTCGACGAGGCGAAGGCGCATCTGAAGGTGGACACGTCTGCCGACGATGGCCTGATCGCCCGGCTCATCGCCGCCGCCAGGGCCCGGGCGGAATGGCACGCCGGCCGGGCCTTCATTACGCAGGGCTGGATCCAGTGGCTGGACCGCTGGCCCGAGAGCGGCATCGCGGAGCTCGCGCTGCCGCCGCTGCGGAGCGTCGTGTCGGTCACGGCCTATGCACGCGACGACACGGCATCGGTGTGGGACCCGTCCATATATAAGGTGGATGCGGTATCGGCGCCGGGGCGTGTCGCACTCGCCTGCACCGCGCCGCCGCTCATCGCGAACCTGCGGCGCGTGAACGCCGTCGCGATCGCCTTCAGCGCGGGATACGGCGACGCGGCGGAGGACGTGCCGGCGCTCCTGCGCGAGGCGATCCTCGAGATCGTGGCCGGCCTCTACGCCCATCGCGGCGACGGCCCGGAAGAGCTCCCGCTTGCGGCTGAAGCGCTCCTCGCGCCGTACCGCGTGTTCAATTTGTAACCAACCCACAACTGCCATCCCGGAAGCCGAGCGAAGCGAAGCTGTCCGGGACCCATCGTGCCGCTGCGCGTTGGGTCCCGGCACTCGCTGCGCACGGCCGGGATGACAATTCATTGCGAAGAAACATGATCGGATCTCTCAACCAGCGCGCCCTGCTTCTCGCAAACACGCTCGTGCCCGATGGCGGCGGTGGTTTCACCGACAACTGGGAAGCCTTCGCCAATGTGTGGATCGCGCTCGAACCGCTCGGCGGCACCGACGCCTTCGGTCCCGACCGGCTGGAAGCGCGCGTGCGCCATCGCCTGACGCTGCGCAGGCGCAGCGACGTCGCCGCCGGCCAGCGCGTCCAGGCGGGGACGCGGCTGTTCCGCATCCATACGGTATTCGATGAAGGACCGCGGGCGGCTTTGATGACTTTGCTCTGCGAGGAACTGCCATGAGCGCGAGCTGGGCCCTGCAGCAGGCGGTGTTCGCCACGCTCTCATCGAGCGACGCGATGAAGGATGCGTTCGGCGATCCGCCGCGCATCTACGACACGCCGCCGCGCGGCACCGCCTTTCCCTATTGCGTGATCGGCGACGATGCGGCGCAGGACTGGAGCACCGCGACGGAAGCCGGCAGCGAGCACGCGCTCGCCGTCCATGTCTGGTCGCGCGCGAACGGCCACCGCGAGGCCAAGCTCGCGGCCGAAGCGTTGCGCGATGCGCTCGATGGCGCTGCGCTCGCCATCACGGGCCACGCGCTGGTCGACCTCCGCTGGCTCGCGACCGATTTCACGCGCGAACCCGACGGCGAAACCCTCCGCGCCACGCTCCGCTTCCGCGCGGTGCTGGAGGCGCAACCCTGACTGTCATTCCGGCCGGGCGAAGCGAGTGCCGGGACCCTTAGCCCCGCTTCCCCGTGGGTCCCGGACAGCCGCTGCGCGGCTTGCGGGATGACAATCTGTTTTGAAGGAGAACCAACACATGACCGCACAACGCGGCAAGGACCTGCTCATCCGGATCGGCGACGGCGGCGAGCCCGAGACGTTCACCACCGTCGCGGGCCTGCGCACCACCACGCTCGCCTTCAACGCGCAGGCGATCGACATCACCAATTCGGATTCCGCCGACATGTGGCGCGAGCTGCTGGCGGCGGGCGTCAAATCGGCCACGATCTCGGGCGCAGGCGTGTTCAAGGACGCGGCGTCGGATGCGGCGATCCGCGCGGCGTTCTTCGACCAGACGCTTGCAAACTGGCAGATCGCGATCCCGGACTTTGGCACGGTCACCGGGCCGTTCAAGGTGACGGCGCTGCAGTACGACGGACCCTATGACGGCGAACTGAAGCTCTCGATGACGCTCGCCTCCGCAGGAGCGCTTGCGTTTGCACCCTTGTAACCCTCGCCCCCGCGAAGCGGGGGAGAGGGCAGGGTGAGGGGGCGTCTCCGTCCCGCACAACCGTTGACACCCCCTCACCCCGGCCCTCTCCCCCACATGCGTGGGGTAGAGGGAGAAGAATTGGAGAATGACAATGACGAACAAAATCCGGGGCGAAGCCGAACTCGTCGCCGGCGGGAGGAGCTATCGCCTGCTTCTGACGCTGGGCGCATTGGCGGAGATCGAGGGCGGGCTCGGGCTCGCCAGTCTCTCGGAGATCGGCGCCAGGCTGAAGGAGGCGCGCGCGGCCGACCTCGCGATCGTCGCCGCGGCCCTGCTGCGCGGCGGCGGCGAGGAGATGACGCCGGCCGATGTGCTGCGGCTTCCATGCGACCTGGGTGCCCTGACCGAAGCGGTGATCGCCGCGTTCGGCGTGACGAACGGAGGAGGGGGACAGGGCCCTTTTCCTGGGAGCGGATCCTCGAGCTAGGCCTCGGCACGCTGCGCCTGTCGCCGCAGGTGTTCTGGTCGATGTCGCTTCCCGAGTGGCGCGCGGTGCTTTCTGCGCTCGCACCGCGCCCGCGCCCGTCGCTCGACCGCGCCGGTCTTGAAACACTGATGAAGGAATTTCCCGATGGCTGACGATCCGCTCGCCGGCGCCGCGAAGGCGCTGACCGGTTTCGCGAACGGTCCGGTGGTCGATGCGACCTCCGCGATCGAGGCCGCGGTGACGAAGAGCTTCAACGCGGTCTCCGCCACGATCGCGCGCGCAGCACTCTCCGGCAAGACTTCGATGGACAAGCTGGTCGACGCGATCCTGGCCGATTTCGACCGCATCGCGGTGGCGAGATTCATCGAGAAGCCGATCGACAGCCTGATCTCCTCGCTCGCGGATTCGTTGCTGCCGGTGTCCGGCGCGCGGGCCCTGGGCGGTCCGGTCGCGGCGGGCGAGACCTATCTTGTCGGCGAACGGGGCCCGGAGCTCTTCACGCCGGCCAGCGACGGCGCGATCACGGCGAACGGCGCGATGGCGCCGCAGCGCCCCTCAGTCGTCGTGAACATCACGACACCGGATGCACAGAGCTTCCTGAAGTCACAGTCGCAGATCGCCGCCATGATGAGCCGCGCGCTCGCGAGAGGACAAAGAAATCTATGACGCGATCCTGTCGATCCACTGCGGATGCATGAACGCGACAGCGGTCAGCAACAGGGCTGAGATCAGCAGGCAGGCGAAGGAAATTCGAAACCCGCGAACTGCAAGTCGAAGAATTCTGTCGTCGATCGATGCAAAGCGTCCGCTCAGTGCGGAATTGATGAAGTCCATCCTTCGCCATGAGAGTGAGGAATATGGGTCCGGCACATCCGAAAAGTCGTGGCCGCTGCGGGAAAGCACTCTTGCCCGCCAATCGATGACGAACACCGACCACATCAGCAAACCCACCGCTGCGAGGGTGAAATACTTCAGCGACGCCAGCAGAAATGCAGCGCTGTCCAATGGACCCCTCCTGCAACATCAATTCTAGATAATCGGAAGCGTCGGAGAAATCCATGAACTTCCACGAAATACGCTTTCCCACCGCCGTCGCGTTCCACTCGACTGGCGGGCCGGAGCGCAGGACCGAGATCGTCACGCTGGGCTCGGGCTTCGAGGAGCGCAACGCGGTGTGGGCGAATTCGCGCCGCCGCTACGACGCGGGCTCCGGAATCCGCACGCTCGACGACCTGCACGCGGTGATCGCGTTCTTCGAGGCGCGGCTCGGGCGGCTCTATGGATTCCGCTTCAAGGATTTCGCCGACTGGAAGTCGTGTGCGCCCGGTGCCGCGATCTCGCCACTCGACCAGGCGATCGGCACCGGCGACGGGACGGCGACCACATTCCAGCTGGCCAGGACCTACACCTCCGGACCTGCGAACTGGGTGCGGAGGATCGCGAAGCCCGTGGACGGCACGGTGCGCGTTGCCATCGCGGGCGTGGAGCGGATTTCGGGCATCACCATCGATCCGGCAACGGGCCTGGTCACGTTCGGCTCCGCGCCCGCGTCCGGCACAGCGATCACCGCGGGCTACGAGTTCGACACGCCGGTCCGCTTCGACACGGACCAGCTGTCGATCAATCTCGCGAGCTTCGCGGCCGGCGAGATCCCGGGCATCCCGCTGATCGAAGTGCGGGTGTGAACGCCAACACAAGATTGTCATGGCCCGCGACCGCGGGCCACCCAGGTGACGCCTGCGGGACCTCGCAAGCCTGATATGGAGCATTCGAGCCTGGCGCAAATTGTGCAGAACCCAACTGGGTGGCCCGCATGCGCGGGCCATGACAGCGGAGAACGTGACGAAATGAAATCCCTTCCTCCCGGTCTGCAGGACCATCTCGACTCCGGCGCCACGACGTTGTGCTGGTGCTGGAAGATCGTGCGTCGCGACGGTGCGACCGCGGGCTACACCGATCACGACCTGCCCGTTGTCCTCGACGGCGTCACCTGCGAGGCCGCGAGCGGCTTCACCGCGAGCGAGGTGCAGTCGACGCTGGGGCTTGCCGTCGACAATCTCGCCGTCACCGGCGCGCTGTCGTCGGCGACGCTGAACGAGAATGACCTCGCGGCCGGCCTCTATGATGACGCGGCGATCGAGATCTGGCGCGTGAACTGGGCGTCGCCGGACCAGCGCGTGCTGATGCGCAAGGGCAATCTCGGGCAGGTGCGGCGCGGCAGGACCGCATTCGAGGCCGAGGTCCGCGGACTTGCGCACCGCCTGAACCAGCCGGTCGGCCGGGCCTATGGCTACTCCTGCGATGCCGATCTCGGCGACGCGCGCTGCACGGTGAACCTCGCCGATCCGGCGTTCGTGGGCAGCGGCGCCGTCGCGACGGTGACCGACAACCGGCGCTTCGTCGTGTCCGGCCTTGGGGCGTATGCCGATCAATGGTTCGCGGGCGGCAAGGTCATCTTCGCGGCCGGCGCAAATGCGGGCCGTGCGATGGAAGTGAAGCGCCACGCGGTCTCGGCCGGTGGCGTCACCATTGAACTCTGGCAGGCGATGAGCGAACCGGTGGTCGCCGGCGATGCCTTCACCGTCACGGCCGGCTGCGACAAGCAGTTTTCGACCTGCAAGGCGAAGTTCGCGAACGCGGCGAACTTCCGCGGTTTTCCCTACATGCCGGGCAACGACGCCGTGCTGTCCTACCCGGCCGCAAACCAGTTGCTCGATGGAGGTAGCAGATATGGGAACTAGCGACATCGTCGCCATCGCCCGCAGCTGGATCGGCACGCCCTATGTCCACCAGGCGAGCGTGAAGGGCGCGGGCTGCGACTGCCTCGGCCTCCTGCGCGGAGTATGGCGCGAGCTGCGCGGCGGGGAGCCGGAAGACGTGCCCGCCTATTCGCCCGACTGGGCGGAGGCCACCGGCCGCGAGACCTTATATATGGCGCTGAGGCGCCACTGCACCGAGATCGCGACATGCGCCATCGCGCCGGGCGACATCGTGCTCTTCCGCATGAGCGCGCGCGGCCCCGCCAAGCATTGCGGGATCGTGGCGGGACGCGACGGCGCACTCACGCTCATCCACGCGCGCCAGAACAGGCGCGTGAGCGAGGAGGCGCTTTCGCCGCCGTGGCGGGCGAAAATGGCCTATGCGTTCCGGCTGTGA